CCCGCCTGTAGTGGCTGCCCAAGGGTCAAGGATATGTGTCCCAAACGCTTGGCCTAGTCGCGTCAGGTAAGTAGGCGAGAGATCAGCCTTTTTGTTTGCCGCGTTGGACATAGTGCCAAGCGATACGCCGATGGCTTCGGCTATTTCGTGCAGCGTTGTGTTATATTCGCGCTGTATATCGATCAGGATGTTCGCGACCGCGTTGCGATAGCGTGCTGTCTCCTCCGCTGCGTTTACGTGCAAGACTTTTGCAACATGTTCAGTCATAAATCACCGCTATGGAACGGCAGAAAAATGAACGGCAAAAGCCCCCCTTTGCCGATGCCAGCCATAACTATGCGGCTAGTGCAATTTCCCCCTGCACTAGCCGCTCCAAGCGCGACGCGAGGAATAAAGGCGGACGCAGCATCGCTACCGCGCCCGTTAGTTGGCAACGGGCGTTCTCTCTGGCCTGTTGCGGAGGAGACTGTCATGTTAAAAACTCCCTTTTGGGAGATTCGATTTGGCATATTCGCACACAGATTTGGTTGCATACGCAGCGTTCAACGCCATGTTTGTTATGGTTGACCGGCTCGTTTCGAGAGGCGCGCTTCGCAAAAGCGATGTGCAAGCAATCGAAGTATCCATCACAGGAATCCTCGAAAACGGGCCAGATGGCGTTTCAAATGTGCCGACAGAAATTTCCAGCAGGCTTGGAGAAGTCTTTTTGCCCTTGCTCGCGGAAATCTATACTCGCGCTCAAAACGGCTAAACTCGCGCATCGCCTTGATAAACGCTTCGTTGATGTCGGTGCGCGCTTCCTTGTTAAACAATTCAGGGCCATTTTTGCCGATCATGCTGACAACCTCGCTTTGGCAATCGTTGGTGAGAGCGCCGACGCGTCGAGCGCGCCTTCCGTGCGTTCCTCTGCCAGCATTGCCAATTCAGGGGGCCAATCGGTAGAGTTGCGAAGCTGCGATAACCGCCCCTTGGATATGCCAAGGCGTTCACTTAATTCAGTGAGGGATGGCGATGCTGGCTTACCGAGATAATCGTTCAGTGTCATTTGTCCCGTTTAGACAGTCTAAACTAAACACGCAACACAAAAGTTTAGAAATTCAAAACGACGCAAAAAATTGGCCGTGGTATCTATTGGGCATGAACGCACCCGCCCATGACTGGTATCTAAAAGAGTGGCTCAAGACGCTCGGCAAAAAGCAGGCGGACATTGTTCGCGATCTGGATTGGAACAAGGCTAAGATCAGCTTAATGATACGAGGTGACCAACAATACAATCGAGACGCCATAAACGAGCTGGCTGCATACCTCCACTTAAAGCCACACGAAATTTTAATGCATCCAACCGACGCAATGGCGCTAAGACGCCTGCAATCGACTGCGGTTGAGATTGCCCACGCTGTCGATGATGACAATTTAAGAGACGGCACAAACGGTTAGGGGGAATTATGTTTTTCGGGGTATTTGTATTTTTAATATTGTCTGCAATCGTTGAGCGTCTGGCGTTTAGAAATTATGAACCAACAAAACGGGCGTGGTTCGTCGTGGGCACAGCCTGGATTATAACGGCGATAGGACAGTTCTTTACCTTCCAACCTATGGACGCCGCGATTGGCGCTCTACTTAGCACTTTCGCGGCAATGGCTGTCCTGATCTGGTATCGCAGCCGCTATCAAAGCCAGTGGATAGACGAATAAGCACAAATTGATTCGTGACAGATTGTGGCGGATTTTCTGCGCCCGAAAATAAAAGTTTCGTTTATCTAAACAAAAGTGTTGCAATGCCCGTTTAGCTAATCTAAACAGTTTCCAGAGACACTGGAGACATACGATGACAAACACATTGACCCCCGGCGAACACAACGCCCGCAGCCGCGCTGCAAAAGTGCAGTGCCTTGCGAACCAAGATTATATCGGCGCAATCGAAGCGAAATTAACCCGCACGTTGCGCGCCGATGGCACACCATGCCCCAACTTCATCGACTGGCGCTTAGACTATCCTGCACAGGATCAGGTTGAAGCCTTACATCGCAGCCTTGCGCTGGCCTATTCCGTCCAGAACCGCACTGTAATGAGCCATGCAGAACGTGCCACGGCATACGATGCCTTTGTTGCGTATGACAATGCGCTGGCGGTGGCGGCATGAACGTCGGGGATCGTGTGCTGCTAGTCATTAGCGGCGTCGAAGTGACCGTAACTGGCATTGACGATGATAGCTTTCAAGATGAAACGGGCGCTTGGCACTCAACCGATGACGCCGACCTTGTGGAGCAATCCGCATGAACGCGCCCCGCAAAATATCAGTCTGGCCTATCGAAGTGATGGACGCCGACTTCATCCGCACAGCTACAAATGCTGAGTGGGAAGCCGCTATGTGCGCCAAGTATGGCGAGGGCTGGCAGGACGAACCCACCGAGCGCGACCTAGCACTAGCAGGGGATGACGCATGACCTACGCTCACGAAATTGAATGCGCCGACTGCGAAGGCGAAGGCATCATCTGGAACAACGCCGACCCCACCAGCGGGCAAATCATCGACTGCGATGCTTGCAACGGCACTGGCTGGCGTGAGCCTACCGCTGACGAAGCATCGGACATTGCAGAGGCGGAATATCACGCACGCAACAGCGGTGAGCCGCCCATGTCCATGCGTGAGCAAAACACCGCTGCATGGATGCTGCGTCAGGCGTTGCGGACATGAGCCGCGTCCAATTCTGGCTAGGCGTGTGGGTGCTTATCACCGCGCCTGTGATGATACTGACAGAGAGGATATTGTGATGCATACCAGTGAAATAATCGACAAGATCGCGCCCGCTTTTGTAAAGGCTCAAGCATCGTGCAACGGTGCAAAAAAGGCCAGCAACAATCCGCACTTCAAAAGCAAATACGCGGACCTAAGCGCAGTATGGGCTGCTTGTGAAACGGCTCTAGAAGCTAACAAGCTATCGGTGTTGCAAGGGCTTGGTGAAGTCATTGACGGCAAGCTGCATATCGAAACGATGCTACTGCACGAAAGTGGCCAGTGGATTAAGTCGGCAGCTTCCCTTCCATTACCAAAATCAGATCCGCAAGGCTATGGCAGCGCATCCACATATGCGCGGCGTTACACGCTGGCCGCTATGATGGGCATCGTTCAAGAGGACGACGACGGCAACGCAGCAAGCCGGACAGCCCCGCAACAGCAAGCCGAGCCATTGATTAACGATGACCAGCGCCTTGAACTTATGTCGATGATTGACGCCACTGGAACAAATATCGTCAAGTTCTGCGACTTCTATAAAATCAAGAGCCTACCAGAAATGCCGCTGGCAAAGTTTAATCACGCACGAACCAAGCTGCTTTCCAAGCTTCCAACGGATCAAGCGGCATGATGGACGCGTTTTCTGCTTTAAGCATGGACTCCTCGACCGGGAAACTTTTTTGGGCAAATCCCCCAAAGGAACACGCCGAAAAGATAGGGCGTGAAGCTGGCTACATACTGAAAGCGAACGGCAATAATAAGGCTTACTGGCAGATACGCATTGGCGGCAAAACCTATAAGCGTTCGCGGGTTGTGTATTACATAACGCACGGTCGCTGGCCTATGCCATGCGTTGACCATATTAACGGCAATTCACTGGATGATAGGCCATTAAATTTACGAGAAGTAACACTCGCGCAAAATTCTTGGAACCTTAGACCTCGCGCTAAAAAGGCGTCTGGCTTGCCGCAAGGTGTTTCAAAATACAGGGATGGCTATCGGGCTGTCATTACAAAACTAGGCGAAAGAACTGTGTTGGGATGCTTTCCAAATCCAGAACTTGCGTCTGCTGCTTATCAGGCAGCGCGAAAGGAGGTTTTTGGTGAATACGCATAATCTAATTCAAGGCTCTGCCGAATGGCTTGCCGCCCGTGCAGGTAGCCTAGGCGCATCCCAGATCGGTGAGGCACTTGCTACCACTAAATCGGGTTGGGGTGCATCACGCGCTAACATAGCGGCGAAGCTGGTTACGGAGCAAATCACTGGCAAGCCGCTTGAGACATTTGTTAACGCAGCCATGCAGCGTGGCAAGGACATGGAGCCCGAAGCCCGGAACGCCTACGCATTCTTAAAAGATTGTGATGTTGTTGAAGTTGGCATTGTTAAGCATCCAACCATCGGCAAATCACATTGCAGCCCAGACGGGCTTATAAGTGCCGATGGCCTTGTCGAACTGAAATGCTGCGGCGCAGCGCGACATATCGAAATTCTGTCAGGTTCACCGCCCGAAGATAAATATGTGAAGCAGTGCCTTTGGCAGATTGCTTGCACTGGCCGCGACTGGTGCGACCTTGCCTATTACAACCCAGATTTTCCCGTTGAAATGCAAATGCACATCACCCGCATTCAACGCGATGATGAGATTATTTCCGCAATGGAAAGCGAGATAGTCACCTTCCTTGATGAAATAGCCGCAACGGTTGCGGAATTAGAAAACACATATCGAAAGGCAGCATAATCATGCAACCACTAACCATTACAGGCGGTTTGGGCCGCGATGCAGAACTGAAAACTACGCAAGGCGGCGATGAAATACTGTCGTTCAGCGTTGGGTCAAGCCAAGGCTATGGCGACAAGAAAACGACCAACTGGTTCCGCTGCACTTTGTGGGGCAAACGTGGCCGAACAATCGCGCAGTATCTCACCAAGGGAACAAAAGTCACCGTCCACGGTGAACTTTCCATTGGCGAATATGAAGGCAAGGCGCAATTTGATCTGCGCGTTTATGATGTGGAATGGCAGCGCAATGATAATGCCGCCAAGCCGCAGCCAGCAAGCAATGATAGCTGGGACGATGTAGATTCGGACAGCGTTCCATTTTGAGATGGGATGGAAGCCAAACTTTGGCCGCATCAAGCCACGCCTAGCCAAGCAGCCTAAGCACATCGCAAGGGTTGCTGGCATGGGTTGCTTAGTGTGCCACGGCCCCGCTGTGGTGCATCATGTTACCGAGTTAGGACATGGGCGCATCACGCGGGATGACCGCTATGTCGTGCCATTGTGCGCGCTGCATCACAACATGGGCAACGATAGCATTCATTTGCTTGGCAGTAACGAGCGGTTCCGTGAGGTGCATGATGGCATCGACTTGGCAAGGGAAGCGGACTGGCAATGGACGGTATCGGTTAACGAAGGGCTGGCGAAATGAGCGACAAAGCACCCCTGATATTTACCGCCCACCTTGGGATGTTGAAACCAGCTAACCTAGTGGCGCAGGAAGCCATGCGGGAGACAAAAGGCACGGTTCGGGTAACAATGACAGGCGGAATGGCTAACCAGAAGCGCCGGGGCTTATATCGCAAGGTGGCTGAACTGGTCGCGCCGCTGCTGAATGATCTGCACGGCATGACGATCAACGAGGACGATCTGCACGACATTACCCGCGACAAGCTAGGGCTGGTCGAGATTATCACCCTGCCAAGCGGTGACACGCACAAGAAACGCCGCAGCACATCGAACGCCAAAATGGGCGAGGCTGAACGGGCAGAATACACAACGAAAGCATTGGCGCTTTGGTCAACCTGGACAGGCGTTGACGTAACAACATTATTAGAGGAAGCAGCATGAGAACACTTATCATTGCAGCGTCAATGGCGCTTGCATCACCAGCAATGGCCGCAGATTACAACGCAAAGCCACTGCCCACCGCAGCCGATAGCCTTACATATTACAAGGGCGTTCCGACCATAGAACGCACGACCGCATTTGGTAGCATCCGCGTCACATCTATAGGCGAGGAAACGGGCAAGCCCGCGTTTGTTGTTGAGATACTAAACACAAGCGGCGAAATGGTCAATTTCGGCACAGAGAACATCAGCGCCGTATTCGCCACGCAAAAGAAACCCACTATTGTTTACAGCGCAGCCGATATTCAACGCATGGTCGAAAGCAAGGCTGCATGGGCGGCGGCATTGGCTGGCATGGCTGGAGCACTAGCTACCAACACCAGCACGGCAACGGCTTGCGGATATGGCGGCTGCTATCGCGCCAGCATCACCACGCCGAACTATTACGCACAAGCCAACGCATCACGGCAAGTCAACGCGATATACGCCAATTCAGCCGACCGTGTGGACGAATTGAAAAACAACTATCTGCAAACCACCACAGTCGAACCAAACGCAAGCTATGGCGGCAGGGTCGCTATCAGCAAGCCCAAGGTAAAGAAATGGCCCGCGCCGATGACGCTCACAGTGCTTGGCGAGGTATTTAGCTTTGAGGTGACAAAATGACACACCGCACAAACGGACAGAACAACTGGGCTTACCGCAGCGGTTATCAGCGGCAAATGCGAGTGCATGGCCCGATCCAGCCAATGGCGCGCCCGTCGCTTTGGGCTAGGCTAACAGGCCGCAACACATGAGCCGCGCTGTTATACGCGAGTGGCCGTTGTGAGTGCCCGCGCAAAATTCACGCAGACAGATATTAAGCGCGCGTTCGCTGGAGCCGCGGCTGCTGGCTTGCCTGACGTTAAGATAGAGATAGACCCGACCGGAAAAATAGTCATCATCCCGCGGTTTGAACAACGCCGCGCCAAGGATGACAGCGAATGGGCAGACCTAGATTGAGCCGGACGCTCCCCAAATACGTCAGTTTGTTTTTGGATCGCCACCAAAAGCCGCGGATCCGATTCCGCAAAACTGGCCTTCCTGTCTATTATGCCAAGGCGCAGCCGGGAACCGCGGAGTTTACCGAAGAATACCACGCATGGCTAAACAGCAAGCGTCCGCCCATTATCATTGGCACGATTGAGCCGGGTTCTTTTGATGACCTGATCTCGCGCTATTATTCCAGTATGGAATGGAAGGTATTGACCAACCCGCGGACGCAGCGCGTTTACCGCGGCGATATTGAGCGATTCCGCAACATATACGGAAATAGGCAAGTCAGCGGAATGACCGCGGCGCGCTTGTCAACATTGCTTGGCAAGATGAGCGACCGACCATCCGCGGCTAACAATTTAAAGAAGCGCCTTTCGCAGCTTTTCAGCTTCGCCATTCTGTTAGGCTGGCAGACGCACAACCCCGCCAAAGTCGTAAAGCCGTTTAAAAATACAGGCGATGGCATCAAGGCTTGGGATGAAGAACAGATAGAAGCGTTCGAGGCTTGTCACCCATTAGGCACAAAGCCGCACCTTGCATTTGCTCTTATGCTATACACCGCACAACGCCGTAGCGATGCTGTCCGCATGGGGAAGCAACACACAAAAAATGCCGAAATACGGGTTAAGCAGATCAAGACCAATGCCGAGTTGTGGATACCGATCCATCCGAAATTGCAGCAAGCAATCGACGCTTGCCCGTCTGGACACTTATCCTTTTTGGTTACAGAGTTTGGCAAGCCCTTCACGGCCAACGGGTTTGGCAACTGGTTCCGCCGCCAGTGCCACGCCGCAGGGTTACAGGGTTACAGTTCCCACGGCCTTCGCAAAGCAACTTCGCGCCGCATGGCAGAACTTGGGCTGTCTAATGCTTTGATTAAATCAATCACCGGACACGCATCCGATGCCGAGGTTACGCGCTACACTAAGAGCGCACGGCAACAGCTAATGGCGCGTAAAGCAATGTCAGTTTTGGCTAACCCTAACGCAACGGTTAGCCAAACGAACAGCGAAAGCATTGATAATGAAAGCGAATAAATCACTTGTGGTGCACCCAACTGGAGTCTATAAAGGGTTATTAGCCAAAGGGTTAGTTTGTATAACCGACCTTAAATCGCTAACGCAGTTCCTTGCGTCCCGCGATAGTTTGGCTAACCCAAAACGGCCCGCAACAGTGCGTCAACACTGCGCGGGCCTGACCAATAACGAACATGGAGGTTCGCATGGCTAGGATTTTAATTACTGACATATACACGCCGGAGCAAATAGCTTTTCACGCGGGCAAGTTTCACATCAGCGTGAATCAAATCAACACAACGAGTTTCGCCTATTTTGTCCAAAAGGGCGATGCTGGCCCCGTTAAGATAGGTTACACAGCGAACATTAAAAGGCGGATGCAATCGCTAAAGCAGGAACACGGCAAGGACTGTGTGCTGCGCGCAACCCGTCCCGGCGGTAGGCATCGGGAATGCGCCTACCACTTCCAATTTTGTGAAGATTGCATTGAGGGTGAATGGTTTCACCCAACCGACGCCATTCTTGCCGAAATAGAAAGGCTGAACAATGAAGCCTAAGCCCAAAGCCCCGCCAACAAACGCCTCCACAATCGCCGAACTAACCCGCATGAAGTGCGTGTTCCAGCTACGGACGATTGCCGCTGTGATGGACCTACCTCAAGAAAGGATAACCCCATGATTGATACAAACGAACGTCATGCCGTGACTCAAGCCGACCGGATCAGGGCAGAAACCTATTTCAACGCCACTGGCGAGGTTGCCTTAGCCCTTAACGCAAAACTAGGGGCGATGGATCACTGTCCGTCTGTCCAAGCCTTCGCCGCCCACCGCATAGCAGCCGAAGCCGCACAGCGTGAACGTGATGCACAGATAGCGGAACATTTAAACGGATGGGGTAGCAATCCCTGCCCAGCCCTTGCGGATCACATCGCCCAAGCAATCAGGGAGCAAAAGACATGACACAGATGCCAACAACGCAATCGCTCGATGAGGCTGCGGTGGGCAGTGGCTTTGCGTTCATCAACGCCATTATGAAGCAATCACCAAACGGTGAGGCTGTGGAGGTGCAATACCACCCGAACGGCGATTGGTCCGTATTTGACCGCATCGACAAGCATCTGGAGCCGCTCACATGCTACGGCAAAGATATATTGCCATTTGCGCCGCCCCATCCGGCCAATGCCGCGCCCGTCGCTATTGCAGCGAATATTTGGGAGAGTGTGATGGAATGGCAACCGATAGAAACCGCGCCGCGCAATTACTTGCTCATCCTGCTTTTCAATAGGGGGGAAAGCCCTGCAGAAATTTGCGTAGGCCATCCCTATAGCGATGATTTATGGAGATACATGAGCCTGCAAAACCCAGAATACAATCCGGCATTTGAATATAACTTTGATGATGCCGGTATGGCTACAATCAAAGAAGTCACGCACTGGATGCCNCTCCCTGCACCACCGAAGGATAAGACATGATGATTGATATAGACCCCGCCGCACTAGATGGCGTTACCCGCGCATGGNTAAAGGAGGCCCTACTGTGCGTCGAGACTAACGCTGCGCTTGATTATGTCCATCCAGACGACGCTAAACAATACAAAAAAGACATCAAGGCGTTGCGGCGGGTGTTGGACTACATGGGCCCCGATTGATAACTGAGCCACTTAGTATTGCTGACGGGATTAGTAACCGCAATCGCCAGCGCCCAGAGGACGCCATTTCGCTAGATTGGCATTGTGCTTCTTTACATAGCCTTCTGCAAATTTGGCTTTGCTTTGTAGTTTGGTAATCATGGCGTCAATGCTTGGGTTGCTTACCCCTGCCAGTGCCATTGTATTTGTGTAAGCCGCAGGGTCAATTGACGGAATGTCAGGCCA